TGCTCCAGCGTGTCAAACAGACCTATCCTGACAAAAGCATATGGGTATATTCCGGTTATACTTTTGACAAGGATCTGTTAGAGGATATAGAGGACATACAAGGAATTATAGATGATGTCCTATTCTCTATTGAGGAAGAGCAGATAGATTAAATAATGAATAAAAAGACCATTTACATACCTTTAGCAATAACAAACGCACCTACTATAGGCATATATAAGTTTAGTGATTTCTTATGCCAAAAGCTGCTGGAGGTTGCCGCCTCAGTAAATGTGTTAAATGAAGATTATAAATGCGATTTCTTTATGGAATGTTTTGAGGTTCCCAAGGGTAAAATACATGGTATATGTATTTCATATTCCAATCCTTACCTATTTGAAAACTTTTCAAAATTACAAATGCAACAGGTTATTCAATATATGTCAAAATATATTGAATCACAAATATTACCAAAGTGTTTAACAGAAACTACCCAGGCAGCCACTATTACAAAACAGGGGGCGACCCATCATAGGGTTGCCCCACAAAGAGAGGAAGAGATGTTAAAAAGGCTAAGAAAGGTGTTGGGAAATGTATTTCAAGGGCAAAGATATTGAGAACCAAATACTATTGAAAGGTTATATTTACACTGGAGATAGAAGGGCATTCTATGCCGGAAAATCCATTGTATTGTACAAGAGGAAAATTAACCACTTAATGGTTCCGGCACAATTTACAGTATCTACTAAGTGTGTTACCGAGCAAACAAATTATTACATATTGAGAAAAATATAATATGATACAGAACAGCAAAATTATTATAATGGCGATTGATATCGGGGGCGCTTCGGAAAATGGTATTACCATTATGAATGAAAGAGAGCAAATTTTATATACCGAAGCATACCCTTATGTGAAAAAATATGGTAAGGGTCATCATAGAAGAAATCTTTCACAACATATAAAAGAATTGGTGCAACAATATGGGGTGCAGCGAATTATTGTTGAGAGAGTGAAATTATTTCGGGGTAATAACATATCTCATTTATCAAATATTACAAGTCTTTGGGGTATATGTGTTGGTATTTTGGATGCCGTACAAGGTTTATGTGAAGTATATGATGTCGAGGTCAGAACCTGGAAATCACAAATTTTAAATAATATAAGCAAGAATAAGGAATTTTCAATAAACTACGTAAAATTAATGTATCACATGGATATGGGTGAACATCAAGCTGATTCAGTTTGTATTGCGAGTTATGGCATACGTAATTGGATGAGAATGGATGAAAAGCAAAATATAACCAAAGATTAACACCACAATAATAGGGGGATTTGTTTAAGTGGGAAACTCAGATACCCGGTTTAATGAAGAAATTGAGCGCTATCTTAGTGGGTTAAATATAAATAGGGATGAATTTACTTCTCAAGAAAAGTTTGTTCTTAAAAAGATTATGGGTGAATTTGAACGAACCGGCAAATCCACCCTTTTAAATTCTCTGTATATGCAGGACTATGATGAAATACCGGTTTCTATTGAAAGATATTTAACTGACCCAGAATATGCCGGGAATACCACTGATCAAGGAAAAGGTATATGGCCATTTTGGAGAGGTGTTTTATCAAAGATATTTTCTCCACAATTTCAATATATGAAAGTTATATTTGGTGGCTCCATTGGTACCGGTAAAAGTAGCATATCGTGTATTGGAATTTCATATATCATTTACAAGCTATTATGCTTAAAAGATCCAGCTGATTATTATGAGGTAATGAAGGGGTCAAAACCTGGTATAGCATTATTTAACATCACATTGGATAAGGGTTTTGGAGTAGCGTTTCATAAAATAAATTCTATTTGTAAGAACTCCCCATGGTTTTTAAGAAATGGGGATTTATCAGGTTCAAGGACACATGAGGTATATTTGCCAGGCAAGGGAGTCACCATAGGTGTGGGCTCCATGGCAGAGCATTTTATTGGTTTGGATATATTTTGTCTTGATGGCGATACTGTTATTAAAACAGATAAAGGAGATTTTAAATTATCAGACCTACAAGGAAAAAAATTTAAGGTATTTACATATAGTAATGGACATGTAGAATTAAGTGAAGAAACCACAGCAATTAAAACAAAAGAAGTACATGAGTTATATGAGATTGAATTGCGGGATGGAAGCATATTTAGGTGTACCGGTGAACATAGATTTATGCTAACAGATGGAAGTTATAAATTGGCTAAAGAATTAAATGAAGATGATGATATAATGTACATACAAAATTGATTGTGGGTGATAAAGTTGTTTGGTTATATATATGAAACAACAAATAATATAAATGGTCACAAATATATTGGGAAAAGGGTTAGTAAGATATTTTTACCAAATTATTTTGGTTCGGGAACTCATCTTAAAAATGCCCTATCTTTTTATGGGAATCAAATTTTTCTGTTAAATTAATTGAGGAATGTGACAGTAAAGAAGAATTATCTGAACGCGAGATTTATTGGATTGATTATTATAATGCTGTGAAATCTGAAGATTATTATAATATATCTTTTGGTGGAGACGGTTGGAATTATGATAAAACTGGTGAACAGAATCCATTTTATGGAAAGAAACATTCTGAACATACACGAAAAATTATAAGGGAATCCGCAAAATTAAGGGTGGGTGAATTAAATCCTAATTTTGGGAATCGTTGGTCCGAAGAACAAAAACGTTCCCTTTCACAGAAGTTAGTTGGAAGAAAGGATAGTTATGAAACAAGGATAAAAAAGTCTCTTGGACATATGAATCCCTCTTTAGAGACAAGACAAAAAATAAGTGAAAAATTAAAGGGTAGAATTTTAAGCACAGAATCAAGAAATAAAATAAGTTTAAAATTAAAGGGAAGATCCTTCACAGAGGAACATAAAAGAAAGTTAAGTGAATCAAGTATCGGAAGGTATGATGGTGAAAAGAACCCAATGTATAATAAGGGTTATAAAATAGTTGGGGAAAAGAATGGTATGTATGGTAAACATCATTCTGAGGATGCAAAACGAAAGATTTCAGAAGCAAACAAGGGTGCTAAAGTTTCTGATGAACGAAAGAAAATTTTATCAGATTCCATGCTTGGTAGGATATTTATACATGACGACGAAAAATCAATTAGAATCTATGAGGAAGAATTAGATTATTATTTACAATTTGGGTATAAAAGAGGTAGAAGAAAATTAAATGAAAGTAAAGAACATAAGAAAGATCCAATTAAAAACCCCAGTACCCGTCTATGATGTTGTTAATGTAAATCCAAACCATAATTTTTTAGTGGCATCAAGAACTGGAAGCATTGTATCCCATAATTGTTCGATGATGGACGAAATGTCCTTCAAGGATAACAAGGAATTGGATATGCAAAAGATGAAAGCATATGATGCCCTTCAAACCATCGATAGACGTATGGTTTCCAGATTTATGAATAAAGGTGTTGTACCTGGTATGTCCTTTTTGGTATCTTCCGCCAGAACAGAAGATGATTTTCTCAATCAATATATACAGACACGACGTGATGACCCCAGAACCTTAATAATACAACAACCATTATATGAGGTGGTGCCTAAATCCAGATATCGTGGTGAAACTTTCCCGGTGGCGGTGGGTGTAAAATCTGCCGACCAATTTGTTATTACAGAAGAGGAAGTTGAGTCATTCAAACAACGCGGTTATCAAATTTATAATGTACCGGTAGAGCATAGGGCCGAATTTGATCCTAAAACCGGTGATTTGCAGGGAGCCATTAGGGATATTTTAGGTATATCATTAAAAACCACCGGCAGGTTTTTGGATTCTGATAGGGTTGATGCTGCTATAGATGAAAACGTTAAGAACATTTTCTCTACAACCGAAATACCTATTGGGTTTTCAGATAATAGTTCTTTTTTGGATTATTTGGTTATAGGTAATATAAATACAAAACTGATTAAGTGTCCAATTTTTATACACCATGACTTATCATTGGGTGGGGATGGTACCGGTATATTTGCATCGGCAGTATGTGTTGACCCCAATTTAACAACAGGGGTCACCCAAGATGAAAGTGATAATTGGAGATTTATACCAGTATTTTGGATGAAGTTAAGACCCAGGTATAAAGGTGAACAAATACCATATTATAAAATTAGAAGAGACATTATAAAACTCAGGGATGAGTACGGATTTAACATTGTAGGGGTTACGGCAGATGGTTATCAAAGTGCAGATATGCTACAGCAGTATTCCCTTAATGGTTTTTGGACAATGTTAATATCAATGGATAGGGCGCCCAGCATTCCATACCATTTTGCCAGAACATGTTTATATAATGGGAGTTCTAAAATACCAGATGATAATATTCTTGTTACAGAATTAAAGCAGTTGGTGGAAAATAGAAGAGCACAAAAAATAGACCACCCCTCAGGAGGATGTTTCACAGGGAATACAGCTATTTTACTTGCTGATGGGTCTTGTTTATCTTTTAATCAGTTAATTGATCAAAGCCATAACACTGCATTTGGTATAAGCTATGTTTATAATAATAACAATGATATAAGTAATGATTATGGTAATCAATGTAGTTTACTGTATGATATTAGATGTACTAAAAAGGTAAAGGAGTTATGCTGGGTTACATTTGAGGATGGCAGTTGGGTCACCTGTACACCAGAACATATGTTTTTACTTAATGACGGCATAACCTATGTTCAAGCACAAAATTTACAATCCCCTCTTAAATGTGTTTGTAAATGTGTTAAAGATAAAGCTGGTTTAGCGGTAATGAATGTTGAAAAACTTCATTATAAGGTTGATACACCGGTATATGATTTATCCTCTACTGTCAATGATAATTTCGCCTTATTTAATGGGGTAATTGTACATAATTCAAAGGACTTATCTGATGCTTATGGTGGTTCTCTTTTCGGGGCTTTGGAGTATAATAAAAAGAGTAAAGGTGGTTTATTTAAAGATAAGGTTTACCTTTTCTCTGAATTATTAAACACCAACATTCCCAAACAAGGTTTCCGCAATGAGCCCACGAATAACCCAAAACAATCAATTAAGGATGTTACCTCTCTACTTTTTGATAATTTTGACGCTCAAAATAATGATAACTTTGAGGATGATACATTGGATTGGTTATGATACCCGGTTGGGTTGGTAATATTTAAACTGTATAATAAAGTATAATAAATTGACTAAATAAAGGAGATTTTATAGATATGACACAATGCCCAGGTAATACACGTTTATGTGTCACTTGTGCCTATTGGGATGGTAAGAGAACCCCCAACATCTCATTTGTAAAATACGATGTAAATTCGGTAGGGAAATGTTATTGTATTTTTCCGAATGGGGTAAATAGGGTTGCACAGTCTTCTTGTAATAACTGGCAAAAGTGGTCGGCTTTAAGGTGATATACCCAATATATTGGATACCGGCACAAAATTAATCCTTGATTATGTGAATTGGTTCGTTTTAGAATTGGGTCAATAGAGATAATTGATGAGGTATTACAATGTCCACACTTTATTACAAAGAAGGCGATAACATGCTGACCCTTGATGAGGGGGAGTATCGCTTTCATGCTACTATTGGAAATGTTAATATTTTTTCAGATGCCGAGCAGGGGGTTAAAAAACAAAGGGTTTTATTAACCAATATACACAATACCGAGGATACCGTCCATATAGATAAAGATTGGTTCTATATTAGGAAAATGGTAAATCTTGGTAAAAAGAATTTTAACAAGACCATATCCTTTTCTGCACATTGTAAAAGATTTGTAATTAAAAAATCCAATGGTAAATTACATATGTATGCCATTTGGAAGGCTATTAGGGACATTGAACTTGGAGATGAATAAGAGAAATTGGACAATTATATAATTGTCTTTTTTAATAATGAACCATAAAGGAGATAAATATATTATGATTGCAACTATTTATACTCTACCTAATTGTGGTAGATGTTGTGTTCTAAAAGAGAAATTGGCAAATTCCGGGATTACGTATAAAGAAGAAGATGCAAATGAACATTTAAGTATACTAAAATCCCATAATATATTTAGCGCCCCCGCACTGTTGACCAATAATGGTTTGGTGATGAATTTTTCACAAGCATGTAAATGGTTAAATCAGATTGGGGGTTAATTTGTTATGTATATAAATATAGAACTTGATAAAAATTTTGTCACTAAATATAATTCATTGTTAAATAAATATGGTGAAACTCTTGCAAATCTTAATGGATTAGGCAAGAAGCAATTAAGTTATACTGATTTTATAGACAATTTTGTGGATAAGCAGACAGTAGCAGATGCCAGCATTGATGGTAACGCCAATGTAGGACATAAAGATATTGTTTCACTGGAAAATGAGATGAGTAAACCTCATAGTAAGCTGTTAGCATTTAATAAGATTTTTCATGAATTAAATAAACTTTATACATTTAAGGATGCTAATGATTGGCTTGAAAGGGAGTGGGATGGTCATTTTTATTTACATGATTCCTACAGCGCCAGTTATAAGGCATATTGTTATGCTTATGACATACAGGATTTGGTTGACAAGGGACTATACTTTATTGATGGATTTAATGCCAGACCCCCAAAACATTTAACTACCTACACTGATTTTGTTATAGAATATACGAGCTGGAATTGCAATAGAACAAGCGGTGCTGTTGGGTTGCCCAGCTTTTTGGTATATTCCTATTATTTCTGGAAAAAGGATTGTGAAAGCGGTTATTTTGTCAAGTCCCCGGAATATTATAGGGATCAAGAATTTCAGAGAATTATATATAAATTAAATCAACCATATGTGCGTTCGGGTATACAATCGGCATTTACTAATTTTTCATTGTTTGATCATCCATATATGGAGGCACTATTCGGGGGTAAGAAATTCCCTGATGGATCATATATAATTGATTATATTGATGAAATTGTGCGATACCAAATGGAGTTCATGCGTATTTGCAGTGAAATTCGTAGTGAGAATATGATGACTTTCCCGGTATTGACCTATGCCTTGTTAAAGGTGGATGGTAAATGGGTTGATGAAGAATTTGCCATGGAATGTTGCAGGCATAATATGAAATGGGGAGACAGTAATTTCTTTGTCAGTGATGATATAAACAGTTTGTCTAATTGCTGTAGATTGAAATCAAATATAAAGAATATTGGTTATTTTGATTCCCAGGAAAAGCAAACACTGGGGTACCAAAACTCCATTGGTGGCACAGCCCTACGTGTTGGTAGTGTAAAGGTAAATACTATAAATTTGGCCAGAATTGCATATGAAACAAATAGTATTGAGGAATACTTAGAAGTCCTAAAGGATGAGGTATTGCTTTGTAATAAGTGTTTGGATGTGGTTAGACATATATTGATGCGCAATGAGGAGAAGGGACTACTTCCTAACTACACCATTGGAACAGTTGATTTTAAAACCCAATATAATACAGTGGGAATTATTGGAATATATGAAACATTGCAGGAATTTGGTTACGTAATTCGAGATGAATTTGGTAATACAAAATATACAGAAGAAGGTATAGAATTTGCCAAACTTATTCTAAAAACCATTAACGATGTCAATCAAGAATTTAGCAAGGATAAGGGTTACATGGTAAATGTGGAACAAATTCCTGGGGAGCGAGCGGCATATATATTGATGGTAAAGGATAAACAATTCTACCCCGATAAGACATATGAATTACCATTGTATGGCAATCAGTGGATTCCACTGGGAGTAAAAACCACTTTACAGGAAAAGGTAAAATTAAGTGCTATATTAGATGAGGCTTGTGGTGGTGGTAGCATTGCTCATATAAATATTGAGTCCCCATTTATAAACTTTGAGCAGGCATGGAAGATGCTAAACTATGTGGCTGATTCTGGGGTTACTTACTTTGCATTTAACTTAAAGATAAATGCTTGTAAACATAACCATGGATTTTATGGGGATGTTTGCCCCAAATGTGGGGAACCAGTACAAACCACCTATCAGCGGATTGTCGGATTCCTGGTGCCAGAGAAAACTTATTCCACTCCGAGAAAAGAAGAATTTAAGATGCGCGATTGGTTGGACTTGAATTCAATGGAGGATATTTAAAAAAAATGGAGTTATCTAAATTTAAGAACACTCATATTTCCAATATCACCTCCCTTATTGATTCCTATGAAAAGAAAATACAATATGATGACGAGACCCTTGATAAAAATGAAATTATTGATGACGAGTATGAAGCGCCCAATTATCAATCAGAAATTGCTTTATTAAAATACGAACTGAAAATCTGGGGTAAAATATCAGGGTACTTTGCTGTTAATCATGGTGTCAATTATTTTTGTCCGATAAACAGTGGTGATAAAATGGAATACTGGTATACCATGGATGGGGGGCATCTAAAACAATTCATGAAGAGGTTAATTAAGTTTGAAGAGAAGTATTCGGTAAAACTTTCCTATGATATCAGTCGTTATGGGTACCCCGGGGTATCAAATGAGTACTTAGTAAAAATTTATGATTTAAAGGTTTAATGTCTATGGGTTGTATACAAGTTAGATTTATAAAGGACGAGTGTTTTCAGGATTATAAAATACCTTCCATGCTACTTGGTATGTGTTGGTGTGATTGGAAATGCTTTAAAGACAAGGAGAAAAACTTATGTCAAAACATAGGATTAACCGAATCCAAAATTTTATGTTTGGATGTTGATGAGGTTGTACAACGATATTTAAATAACCCCATTACCGGCGCAGTGGTTTTCGGGGGGTTGGAGCCCCTATTCCAGTTTAATCAGGTATTGGAGTTTATAGAGTGTTTAAGAAGGGTTAGCGATGATGATGTGGTAATCTATACTGGCTATTATCCACATGAGATAACTGATAAGATAAGATTACTATCCAAATATCATAATATATACCTTAAATGTGGAAGATTTATTCCAAACTCTAATAAAAAATTTGATGAAATTTTAGGTGTGGTTTTAAATTCCGACAACCAATTTGGAATGCACATCACCCCAGAATTTATAACACCCAATAAGGAGGAGTAATTTGATGTTTTTTGAGAAGGTGAGTAAACAAAGATTCATTGAGGATTTTAGCAAGGAGTTTACTCATATGAACGCCGAGGGGGTTTATGACAATATACAAATACCAACCCGCTCAACCAGTGGTTCTGCCGGTTATGATTTCAGAACCCCTATTCCTTTTGAACTTGCCGCAGGACAAACCATTAAGATACCGACGGGTATAAAAGTATGTTTGGATAATGGAACATTTCTGTTATGTGTACCACGAAGTGGCCTGGGTTTTAAATACCGGCTACAGTTAGATAATACCGTGGGTGTAATTGATGAGGATTATTATAACAATCCTGGTAATGAGGGGCATATATGGGTTAAATTAACTAACGATTCCAGGGAAGGTAAAAGCATTACACTTAATATAGGTGATGCTATATTTCAGGGAATTATATTACCGTATTTAACTGTATGTGGGGATGATGCACATGGATCCCGGGTGGGAGGCTTTGGTAGTACAGGAGGTTTAAATTAACATGAATTTGGATATTAATACAATGGACAAACAATACACTATCTATTTAGACACCCATATGGGTAATGTCCAAAAGGCCGGTCAAAGATTTCTGGAACAAACTGAGGGTAACATATTATTTATCCCGTTGAGGGATACAATTATAAACAATTTAAAATGCCATGATATGTCAAAATATGAAAAGTTGGAATGGGTGCCATATAGGGATTATTTCTATGGGGATGACCAGGAATCCAAAACTATAAACGATAACTTTGATTTGGCATGGAATTTACACCAAAAGAGAAATCCCCATCATTGGCAGTACTGGGTGTTAATAAGAGATTCAGGGAAAATGGTCGCCCTGGATATACCAATGATATTTATCATTGAAATGTTATGTGATTGGCATTCCTTCTCTGCACAAAATAAGGAATCTACTGCAAAAGCCTTCTATGAGAAGAATAAACATAAGATGATTCTTTCGGATAATACTCGAAGTATAATAGATACTCTATTAGGTTATTTTTCAGAACCCCTATAATGGTTAAAAAACATAACTCCACATTACTTGTGGGGTTATTTTTTTTGTACAAATTTAAAACTACCCCTTGTAATAACCATAAACATATGCTATAATATTATCATAAGAAAAGGATTTTAGGAAAGGTGGTATTTTACAATGACTGAGATGTATAATGGTTTTAGGCTGGAAACCCCAGAGACCGTAGCCTATGAAATGGGTATTACCCCGGGAGCCCAGAAGGGGGAAGTAAAGGAAACCCCTAAGACAGAAGAGGCGTTGGATATTAATTCTTTGCTGAAAGAGTACAAGCAGTACAAGACAATGCAGTCGGAAATAAAGGAAAATATTGACCGCATTGGGAATAAGATTAAGTTATTTATGCAGAGTGAAGGGGTGGACACCTATTATGCCGACCAGTACAAGATTATATACAAAACAGTACAAAGCTGCCAGGTGAACTCACAACTGCTTAAAAAGGAATATCCGGAAGTGTACGACAAGGTTACGACAATTATGGTGACCAGACCGTTAAAAATTTACTAAACACTTTGATATTTGATATTACCTTATGCTATTATATATGGTAGCGTAGGGTAATATCTCACACTATTGTGTTAATTCCTCATAATTGAAGGGGTTCGAAGTAATAATACTGTTGGTGAAAATCCAACATGGGGTCATGAATTATTATTGGCTGGCTAAGATTTCCAGAAGGTGAATGCGCCCATCTAACCCATATATAACAAATAGAACTTGATTTTTCGTTAAACATATGATATAATATATGTATAAAAAATGGTCATAATGGTTAACTATTAATCAATGATGTCAGTATAATAAAATACAAGAACCTTAAAAATTAAATGACCCGTTAGCTCAGTCGGTAGAGCACTTGACTTTTAATCAAGGTGTCCGGAGTTCAAATCTCCGACGGGTCACCAATAAAATGCCACTGTGGCTCAATGGTAGAGCAGCGCCCTTGTAAAGCGCAGGTTGATGGTTCGATTCCGTTCAGTGGCTCCATACTATAGGGACCACTCCTTTTCTTATGATTACTGACGTCGCCCATACCTTTTTACCACCGGTTCCTGTAGTGGTCTAAACCTCAGGTATACTACTCATTTTTGGGGTATAAATGAGTTGGTTGAAAAAGGTATACCATTTATGCGACATTGGTGTAAGGGTAACATCTCTGCCTTCCAAGCAGAAGTTGAGGGTTCAAGTCCCTTATGTCGCTCCATTTTATATACCCCGGTAGCTCAGTTGGATAGAGCAATGGCCTTCTAAGCCATGTGTCAGGTGTTCGAGTCACCTCCGGGGTGCCAGAGGTATTATATATGATAGATGTAATCATACCGTTCTATAAAACCCCAAAACAATATTTTTTAGACTGTCTTAAATCTCTACAAAACCAAACAATTCATAATCAATTAAACATAATATTGATAAATGACGATGTTGATACAAATCACATCGATTTATTTTTATCTGATTTAGAATTTACAGAAGTAATCAAGACATTTCATTCATTTAATATTATTCATAATGAATATAATAAGGGTCCCGGTTATTCCAGGAATGTTGGTATAAAACAAAGTAACTCCCCTTATATATGGTTTATGGATTCAGATGACATTATTCCTTTTGAAAACCCTGATATTTTTGAATTATGTGTTGGTTTATGTGAAAGTAATGGATTGGATTTTATTATAACAAAGGATTCTTATGAGGGAAAATATAAATATGAAGTACCCAGTGAATTCCAAAATTCCTTTATTTTAAATCCTCCTTCTAAATATATTATACAATTCAAAGCAATTTTATATAAAAGTGTATTTCTAAAGTCGAATCAAATTATATTTGATGATAGATTTTTCTACCAGGAAGAAGATATTTTTTATACTAAATTAGTAATTCTGGCAAACAGAATTGGATTATTAATGAAACATGGGTATCATTTAGTATCCAGATCTGGTTCCATGCTTGGTGTTACAAAAGACATAACCCCAATAAATTTATTACATTGCTTTAACCATTCAATAGTTGGGGTTTTACAGCACCAGGAATTGTATGTACAATTGGGGTTAAAAACTGACATAAACATTTTTATCGAGCGTTATATGTGGATGTTAGGTTTTCCCTTTTCCAGAACCGAATTACAAATATTGTCTAAAGAATTTCCGGTAATTAAAACTTTTCAGTATTATTATGGTTGTTTGATATATGATATTCTAAGAAAAATAGATTATGATGAGAGAATCTGGCGGGAAACCCCAATAACATCAAGTATATACGATAAAATGACAGATTCACGGTTTTTAGGGGTTGAATATAAATTTTTAGATAGAGGCTTTGTGGAGAAACATATTATACCAAAGTGGGAGACCAAATTAAATAAAGACAGGTATTCCAAATTGGTATTACAAGACTGTCCATGGAATAAAAAAGAAATTTTTGAAAACTATTACCATAAGGCTTGACATATACCAAAACATATTATATTATATTATTTCGTAAAGGAGAGGTTGATGACATAAATGGTTATGATACAATTATATTAATGGTATAATAGAATATACAATGGGGTATGGCCAAGTGGTAAAGGCATAGGACTTTGACTCCTACATCCCTGGTTCAAATCCAGGTACCCCAGCCAATAGCGAGGTGCAAATGCCAATATAAGTAGCACGGCATATGGGGTATGTTAATCTGGGGTTTGTGGTTATCCCATTACCATATTCCGACAGGCGTTCTCGGCGTTCAGCAGCGGTTATGGTAGTTTAAAACCACATACTAGCCCCGGTAGCCCAATCGGCAGAGGCGATAGACTTAGGATCTATAAAGTAAGGGTTCAAATCCCTTCTGGGGCACCAAAATATTGTTATTATTTGGTTGGATAAACATAAGTTAAACAGTATAATAACAATATAAGCACCTTGAAAACAGAATGAGGACAAGATAACGGACAAGATAATGGACAAGATAATATGCGGCTGTGATGGAACAGGCAGACATAGCGGACTTAAAATCCGCTGGAGTAATCCGTGAGGGTTCAAATCCCCCCAGCCGCACCAATGATAGAAGTACCTTGAAAATTGAATAATTTATTGGTGCCTGAAAGTTTGGTGTTAAATTCTTTTTAAGGAAAGATAAAAAATGTAGGTACCGGTTACTGGTAAGTGTAACTTGCCCGGTTGAATAAACTGGTGATATGGAGGGTAGAAAATGGCCCTTTAAATGGTGGGTGGTATCTTTCAGAGTTGATTGAAACTACAATGTTGGTTAACTTGCAAGTCAGTCTAAGTTGGGGTATTCATTTAGCTATTTTCTGTGATAACCATTTTCGGTCATATTCTGGTAACTCCGTCGGTAATAGCCCTGGACGTTAAACGGGAAATAAGCGGTCTTTAGACTATGTGGCCTATTGAGAAAAGGTCCCTAAAGCAAAAAACCGGGTGGACCCTATTAAATAAAACCTTCATTTTTTGAAATCGCCCTATAAAAGAAGGAAGTAGGTAGTAAGTGAACGTGCTATAAGATAAAGGATGGTTCTGCCAAGTAATATAAATTTCGGGGTGTAGCGCAGTTTGGTAGCGCATCTGGTTTGGGACCAGAGGGTCGCAGGTTCAAATCCTGTCACCCCGACCATTACCCGCACGGGTGGCCAATGTCCAATCGACGGATTTTCCTTTATATAACAAAGGTTGGGTGCGGTATATAAATGAGTATGGGCCTACGAATATATGGTAGACATTTCATATATTCAAAGGTGAAGGAAACTTCTCATTACTGGGTCCTTTAAGCCCGGTGCTACTATTTAACATTCCCTCTTAGCTCAGTCGGTGGTAGAGCATGCGGCTGTTAACCGCAGTGTCGTTGGTTCGAGTCCAACAGGGGGAGCCAATAAGTTGTCTGCGCAGCAACCACGTAGTGTAGTTTTATGACACTAACCGGGGTACGGAGAAAGCAAACAGCATTGCAGGGGCAAATGCGGAACAGTTTGAGAAATCCCCGTCGAATTATGAAATAGGTACATTAATGCAATGTACCTATTTTTTTTATACAAATCTTGATATTTATAATTGTAATTAGCAAAAACATATGCTATAATATTATCATAGAAAGAAGGAAAGGTGGTAACAACAAATGACCTATATTCTATATTGTATGGCAATACTAATTTTCATTTTATTTCTTATTTTCGGGCCTAACTCCATCAGGAATGGTTACATTAAACAACTGTCGGATGAGTATTATAATGAACCTGATACAAATTCATTGAATGAAACAGCAGGTAATCTAATTGCTAAATATATATATCTCCATAATATGGATACTTCTATATGCGTAGAGGATAACCTATTTGATGGGGATGGTTGGTATGGGTTGCAGCGAAATGAAATTCATATTGGAAAAGAAGTTGATAAGTCAAAAAATATTTATGCTATAACAGAATGTTACCATGAATTGGGGCATGCTAAACAGATGCAAAAGTTTAATAATCCACGAAGGAAGTTGGACTACATCAAGTCTCTTAAACAGAAAAGGGACTCTATACCGTATCTATCAGTTGTAGGTATGTTTTTCATTATAGTCGGTGTGATGTGTCTTATTCCTAAAAATCCAAATATAGGGCATGTAGTATTTTGTCTAATATTTGGTATAGCTTTTATTTTATGGGTATTGTCTATTCAAATATCCCAGGTGAAGGATGAGACAGAGGCATCAAGGATGGCCATAGAGATGATGATTGAGGATGGCTTTACAAGTCTGGAAATTGAAAAGGCCCAAAACCGATTGGATAAGTTCTTAAACACTTATAAGATGGAATTGATTATAAATGCCCTAAAGTGGTTGGGGGTGATACTCTTTATGGTAATTACAAGTGGGCCTTCAAACGATAATGAAAGAAATTAAAAAATAAGAGCAAAAATTGGAAAATAACTCTTGAAATAATTATAAACATATGCTATAATATTATCATAAGAAAAGGAAAGGTGGTAAACAATAATGGAACGTATGGCAAGTTGGGGTACACTGGGTGTAAATGTTAGTGGTAGTGACAAGGTTCAGGATGCTTTGAACAAAGCAGGTCTGGATTACATGGTGGACATGGCGGATGTTACATATACACCGCAGGGTGGTCAGACACTTACAGCCCCAAACAAAAAGGTTACCTTCAGGGTGGACACTGGGGAGTTTAAGGGAATCGTTGGTAAAGAGTATAAGATTTGCCAGAACCGTGATGCCTTTGACTTTGTGAATTACATTGATGCCGATATGGAATTCATAAAGGCTGGTGAAAGTGGTAATGGGGCGATTTGGGTCATTGCAAAATTCCCTGAAATGAAGGTTTTGGGGGATACTATTACCCCGCACCTTATATTCCAGAATGGTCACAATGGTTACATTGGAATACGCAGCACGATTTGTATGCTGAGAGTGATATGCCAGAACCAGTTCAATGCGGCGTTTAGGGATGCCGCTAATACCATTTCAATTAAGCATTGTGGGGACATGGATTCCAAACTGGCAGCGGCAAGGGAAACCATTAGGAAGACTAAGGATTACATAGAGCATTACGTAGCGGAAGCCGAAAGACTTAGCAACAAAAAGATTACCAACCAGGACCTCCAGAACATCATTAGAAAGATGATAGCGGATGAGCAGCAGATCAAAGAGGATTCCCTGGCGAGCAGGAAGATTGAATACTTCAAGAAATGCTATAATGCAGATGACAATTCAAACTTCATTGGAACGGCCTGGGGTGTGCTCAATGCTTACACAGATTTTATTACACATATGCCGGTGGGCAGGAAGAGTGAAAATGCAGAGGATAAGAGATTCATTCGCAGCGCCCTTAACAGTAAGGAATGTGATAGGATGTTGATGGAACTGGAAACCATTGGGGCATAACAATACCCAGATACATTAAAGTGTCCCCCAGCATTGGTAATAAAAATGTTGGGGACATTAGTATAATATATTAAAATAATATTTGATAATCTATACAATGGAGGTTGGCAAATATCATGCGTGTGGTTACTAAGAACACAAAGGAAGTGTGGATTAACATATATAATCAATGGCAATCGGGTGTTGATGTGGAAACCATCTGTCAAACATATTCAACCGATTCGAAGAATGTTTCGAGAATATGTAAAGTACTGTCACTGTGTAATGGGGATGCCGACATGGCGTGTTCAATACCATATAGGGTTACCCAGAAAAAAACAGAGGATATACTGGAGTACTTGAATAAGGGCAAACCCAAAATACCATCAATGCCGAGACCCTCTCAGGAATTTGTGCCGGTAACTAAAGACCCATCGGAAAAGTCGTTTCTGGGGGAGGTAAAGGTAATACCGGTTAATCAAAATAGTAAATATACGCACACAGAGGGTAAAAATGAGCACTACAATGGGGTTGTCAAATACTATATACCAGATTACCGTAGAGAGATTACACCCACTGAGCTTGGTATAACTTACGAATATGGTGGAATTAGATTCATCATTAATACCAGAGACAACACCATAATATTTAAGAACCTACATGAACTATTATGTGATAGAGACAGCAAAAGTATACAATATGAACCAGGTGAATATGATAAGAACACTATAAGAGACATAATACACATTGGAGAGGCCCTGGTTGGAATTGGAATGTTTTTTGAGTCGCAGGTATAAATGTATATGAGCAATATTATAGTTTCACCAATATTGTATATAGCTGTTATTATTGGTTTCTTGCTTCTGGTCCTTCTAAATATCATACAAGAGTTAAGATTAAACCTATTAAAAAGAACCCTTAGGGTATGGTTGGCCCTGGGTCCTAAAACTGAATATGTGTGGTATTCCCTATTTGGATATAGTAGAGAACAAATCATGGAGGCCTTTAAACACTATGACATTAACTTACCACATGATAATACATGACATATAATGCAAAAAATGTCTTTATTCGGTATAACATTAAAGTGGAGTATGGTATATGGATTCATTAGATTTTAAAGACCCAGAAAGTGTAAAACAGTGGAAAAATTTCGTAACTGAACTATATAATAAGTATTATAGGGATAATTACGATGATGAAGGGTCTAATAAAACTTCCCGTGAAAGGAGCCTGGGTAAAAAGGAGAAAAAGGCAGATAAAGTACGGGAAAAACGTATGAAGAAGGCTCAGGTAACAGCCAAAAAAGCAAAGCAGGAAGAACAAATAAAAGCAAGAAAATCTAAAATAAAAACACTAATAGAAATGGATACCCCTATAACAGATGCCCCTAAAAGAAGAGGTAGACCAACAAAGAGTCAGGATATACCCCAAACCAATAGACAAAAGACCTTATTATAAAACCTCCCGCGCATTATATTATGTATATTACAACTCTAAAAAATCTACAAGATATAGTTATGAATTATATTTAATAAGAATAAATAGTA